TTCCTCTAGTCTTTGTGATGTTTGAAACATTTTACGTGCGCCTTCTAATCCTTGCGATTCTTCAGATACGTCACCTCCGGATTCGAGGTTCTTCATCATGTTATACATGACTTCTGCGCCTTTGTCCACATCTCCATCACCCGCATTTCTAACAGCATCAGCTGTAAATACAAATTCATTCTTTGACAATCTTGCAGGCACATCATCTGCTTTTTCCATACGTCCTATTGGTACAAATTCACCTTCAGCTCTTAAATCCATTTCTTGTCCATCCATGTCTAATAATGGCATAGTCTTTTTTGCTACTGGTTCTTTCATAGAACCACCTTCTGCTCTAAATCTTCTTGCTAGATATTGATTAGGATTAGCTCTTATAGTTGCTATATCTATTCCTGTTTCATCTGAAATTTGTTGTGCTTCTTCTTCTTGTTCTGGTGTCAACATACCTGCTATTGCTGATGCTGCTGTAATACCTAAACCAATACCGCCACCTGGTAAACCACTAACAAATTTACCAAAAGGACTTTGCATAACATCATTACCTATACTCAAAGCTTTTAAAGGATTAAAACTACCTTTACCAAAAAAATTACTTAATGAAGTTCCAAGTGATGTACCAGCTAAACCTTTAAATGGTCCAATTCCTGCTAGTCCCAAACCACCACCTATTATAGCAGCTTTACCTATTGGTGACTTTGCAATCTTCTTAACTGTTCTTGTAACTTTCTTAACAAGTTTACCTAAACCATACATCTGTCTTGCATTTTCAAAATCAAAATTACCATCAGCTAAACCACCCATAACACCGCCACCCATAGCACCTATTCTACCACCATCTTTTGCGTTTTGTATTTCCTGTAATAATTTTTGCTGTATGTCTTCTCTTTTTTCTTTGTTTTCTATAGATTGGTCTAAATTAGTATCTTCGGTATTAAGAACATTTTCTAAAATATTTTTTTGTTGATCATAGGTAACATCTGCTACTTGCATTGGGCTATCGTCTTCTTCTGTATCTGGAACATTTGTTATCTTATCTAAAATTAATTTAGATCCAATATTTTTCATAACGCCTACAGGATTTAAATTTATTAAATTTTTAAGAAGCATAGCATCACCAACTGTATTGGTAATAGTTTGTGGATCTATTTTTTTAGATCTTTGAGCATCTATAATAGCTGCTCTTGTATTCAGAGTTTGTTCCATAGTGCTTTTATCCTCAGGACCTGGTCCATCTATAGATTTATCATTTGGACCACCCATAGTGTCTCCACCAAATCGATAAAGTTGTCTAGCTTGTTGTAAGTTTGTTATGGCCATCGTACTATTCTATTTTGTTTCTTCTAATAAATCAAGGCTAGGCATGATTACAGTTACATCTTTTCGTATGTCTTCTGGTGATATACCTTTATCTTTCCACTCTTTATCAGTCTTATATGTTTCCCCTGTTTTTTTATTTGTTATTTTTTCTATTATTTTATCTGGTTGTATTTCAATCATTATGTTGTTACCTCTTTCTTAATGTTTAAGTAGCTAATAGCTACATCAAATGAGTCTGTAGTGCTAGCTTGAATTGTAAAGGTTTTTCCACCTTCTACTACTAATGGATTGGTTAGTAATTCTGTTGTAACATTAGCTGTCAAAGCAGCTGACTTTATAGCTGTAATACTATTATTAGCAACAGTTACCGTAGGCGTTCCGGCTGATGTAACTAATATAGATTTAATAACATAGGTTTCACTTACTAAAGGATTACCAGATCCCAAAGGACTCAAAGCACTTCCGCTTGTGCTATCATCTATGCCTGCGAATTTAAATTGATTTGCCATTAATTTATAAAGAAGTTAAACGCTTCTATCTCCTCTTTTAAATCTTCTTGATATGTTGAATTTAATTTTTCAACGATTGCATCAAGATCTCTGACTTGCGCTTCCGCTGTTTGTAAATCATATTCTTTTGCTGGTCTAGTTATTACTTGTGCTATCTTTGCCATTATCTTCTTCCATCTGGTTGTGTATCTAATCTAAAAGTTCCTAGTTTCCAACTTTGACTAGCTGCTATATTTTGTATTTTTAATGCAATAGCTCTAGCTCTTGCACGAGTATCTATTTTTGTAGTTGAAGATGTTATATCAAATGGTCCAAGTGGTGAACTAGCTTGTGAACTATTAGGATAATTTTTTAATTGTAATGTAATTCTAGTTGCTCCTACCTGACTTATAAAATCAGGTACAAATCTTCTTATCTTCATTATAAACTCACCATCTCCTCTAAATGTTGCAACACCCGTAGCTTGTCCTGTGCCTTGTGCTCTTGCTTGTGTAATATCAAAATCTCCAGAGGATATGTTTGAAGTAATTGCAGTTATAGTTCCATTTTTATTTTGATCGGTTCCTATTTCATGTTCATAGTAAGTTGTAATACCTTCTGTATTTCCTACAACATCAAAAGATGTATCAGTATCTGCATCGTATTCTGTTGCATGTGGAGTTCCAAACACCGCAGAATCTTTCCACATAGTTCTAGATAATGTGCCGTTTGTCCAAACGGGTCTTTGTGGAGAAGAGTCAAAATAATTATATGAAACCATTCTATTTACAACTGATGATGAAGACGTTGGATAAAACCACATTACTTCACCAAACAAATTATTTAGTCCGGCTGATATCATTTGATTACCAGAAGTTAAATTTATATCATCATAAACAAAATCTTCTACTAAACATGGTAATGATTCTAGTTTACCAGCATATCTAAAGAAACCGTTCTCTGACATCCAATATGCAGCACCATCAACTTCCACACATGCATTCTTTCCAACAAGTCCACAGTGTGTTCCAACTTGTGTAAACGCAAACGTAAATGGTTGACCAACAAAACGTTGTGTAAATAAAGAAGTATCAGTCCAAACATAAATTGCATCCCTACCTCTAATAGCTCCAATGATCCTTGATCCGTCGGCCAGTCTTTGTGTACCAGCTGTATTGGTTGCTGTTGGTATATATGTGTTTATATCTTCTTGATCCGAGAATCTTATAAACATATCATCTTGTGTAGATGTATCTCCAATAGTTGTTTCTGTTCCAAAGAATACTAAGTGACGATCCGGTGTAGACACTAACATATGTCTTGATGCAGTTGGCGCACCAGAAATAATTGTTGCTCTTGTTGCAGTAGCATTTGATAAAGATGAATCCCATTCGAACACAGCACTATTAGCAATTAAACAAATTGCTTTGTCACCAAAGTTATCTAATGACCACATACCAGGTTCAATAACTAAATCACCTGAGGCTGCTTCACCCCACGCAACATAATCGGAAGTATTTGTAATTGTAGCTCCATCACTATGAGATGCTGCTGTTGTGTTTCGAACTCCTCTTGTAACACCTGTTAAAGTGTTTGATGAAATACCTGTATAAGATATTTCTTCTGTGCCAATTAAAATAAAGTTTGTTCCAGAATCAGGAAACTGTGATGCGTCTGATAATACTATTGTAGTTGTAGAATCATTGATTGCACCATTTAAAGTTGTTGTAACTGCTCCTGCAGCTTCACCACCCCAAGACCCTAAACCATATCCAAATCCTTCTGCTTGTACAGCTGGCCCTACAGGGTAATAATGTTGAATTCTAATACCACCTGATGTTGTTGCACCAGACCCTGTTTCATTAGAAGGCATTGTAATTGTAAGTGTTGTTGTTGATGGCACAGATGTTACCATAAATTTTTTATCATCAAAGTCAGAGGCACCAAAATTAGATCCTGTTATTGTAGTAAAATTATCTAATAACAATATTTCACCTGCAGTAATATTGTGAGCACTAGAAAAAGTTATTGTAACTGTTGGTGATCCATTAGTAGTGCTAAAAGCACTCGTAAGTGTAGTAGTAGATTTAATAGGATGTATGTCATAAAATATACCTCCTGAATATGCATATAGAATTCTATTACTTCCTATAATTGCATATTTTCTACCTAGACTATTAACGTAATGATGAAGCCCTCTTACAGCTCCTGTTAAATCATCCGTTCCTAATTGTTTCCAACCACCTATTTTTTCAGGTGTGCCATATCTAAATCTAACATTATCGCAGTCTACCCACTGGCCTTCTGCTGTGGTTTCTGAAATTTGTTTATTTATGCCTGGTTGAAAACCTATTTTTTGTAACATAAGGATCCTTTTTTTCTAATACTATACCAAATATCACAGATTCCTAGTGTTTAAAAGCTCATTTTAATTTAACTTTTGAGTCATCAAAACTTAAGTCTTTTTCAAAATCAGGATTATTTTCTTTATAGTTGATATGTATTTCAGTTACTATTCTAGCTAATTGATTAACAAAAGCTCTTCCATCTTTATAATCAACTGTTACTAATCCTTTGTCGTTAATTAATTTTCTTTCTTTTTTAGAAAAAATTATTTCACAACTATCTTTGTTCCATTTAAACTGCACCGCTAATACCTATTCCTAATAATTCTCTTTTGTCCCATTTATAATCTTTAAATTTTCCATTCTCAAGAACATAGTGAAAAAAAATTTGAAAAGAATAGTCCCCTTCATATTCTTCTCTCCAGTGTTTTAGTTTATTACCAAAATATAATACGCCATCACCTGGTTCTATAATTATTCTTTCACCATCTATAAATAAAGGCCAATCTTTTAAATCTGATTTGACAGTTACACTTACCGTAACTTCACAAGAATCTCTGTCTGTATGTTTGCTTAAATCAGAAAATTTTTTATATAATCTCCAATAACTATAAGTCTCTATTAATTTTAAATTACTTGCTTGTTCTATTTGTTTCTTTTTTGACACTAATAAAGAATCTGTTAAACTACCGCCGTATTCAAAAGTTTCTAATAAAGCTGAGTGTTTTTCAAAAACACATTTATTTTGAGCATTATACATTTTAGCATAATTAAACAACATATCTCTTTCATCTTTTGAAAGAATGTTTTTTATGTAAACATATTTTTTTAAATCATCCATGATACTATTGTATACCTTGTTCCTTTTGTTACTGGTGTAGCTTGATGTGGAAACAAATAATTGCTTGGCCACAAAACCACTTTACCTACATCAGGTTTTACATCTAAAATTAAATCTTTTGAATTAGGTTCAAAAAATTGTAAGTGACCTCCTTCATAATCATTATTTAAAAATATTACTGCAGAAAGTTCTCTGTGATTATGTGTGCCACTATCGCAATGAGTTTTATAAAAACCTCCTTTAGTATATTTTAAAAGCACTAAGTCTGAAATCTTTTGAATTCTATTATTAATTTCTCTATCTTGAAAATAAATATTTGAAATTTTTCCTAAAAGAAAACAAAGAACATTAAACCAATGCGTTTCTGTTAAAGTTCTGTTTCTACTTAAACCATAATCTTTTACATATCTTACACTTTTATCAACTACTCCATCTCCTTTTTCAGATACTACAGTCGAATCTGTAAAATTATTTACGTCTTTAAAAGTTCTTAAAAATATAGATACTTGTTTAGGTGTTAAAAAATTGTACTCACCAATTAAATTTTTTAGTTCCATTTATTTCTCTTCCAATATTTTTCTGCATACCATTTTTTCAATTTAGAAGCATAGTTAAATGCTTTCTTTAAAAAATCTTTTTCGTCGTGTTGTTCCATTTTCATTTTCCAAGCCTCTCTTTTAAACGGAAAAACAGATGCTATAGGTGTTCCTTTTTCTAATATCCAACTACCTTCTTTTTTAAACACACAAGGAAAATTTGCAGGTAAAGGATGATCACCATCTACAATACCAGATATAATTTCAAATCTATCGTCAGGTCTATTTATAGGCGGCATATAAAGTATAGAATAACCAGCGGGCACATTTACAGTCCAAGGATTTAAAATTTT